TACAGCAGCTAAGTTAGCTGCTATCTGAGTAAATTTATCATAGCCTTTTTCATTGGCTCTGTCAAAGTACTCAAAGCTTGACATATATTGCCAATCATCAATGATTAAATTTTTGATGTGAGGCATATTAACATCTACGTGCTTCATTGCTTTTAATATTCCGGCAGAGGAAGATGTAGATATAATATTTCCTTTAGGATTTGCTTTAGTGCATGGTACATATTGTTTTTTCCAACCCTTAAACGGTAAAGGTTTATTGGCTATGTTAATAATAAAAGTTTCTTTAGAATTTAATGTTCTGATACTTGTAGATTTACCTGTACCAGAATCAGCAATAATTAAAATTGATTGTGCCATTATTTATTTCTTAAAATTGATGAAAGTGTGTGTAAGGTATAGTTAATATCTTCTAAAGCTCTAACTAATTCTTTTATATCAACGTTAATTGTTGGTGCAATTGGAGTAAGTGGTTTTAATGGTTCCATTTTTTCAATAACATTTCTTGTTGTAACATCATTGATAACTTTTAATTCACCAACTGGTACCAAGTGTCTTTGAAATCCTGATCTGGATTCAACCAATTCATACTCTTCTTCCCAATGAGGGTTAAATTTGTGAAGGTATAATGTTCTTTTAGGATCTTCAGATTCATATATTATACTAACAAATTCTGTATATATATCACATTCTTTTTCTAATTCACTTGGGAAGAATGATATATATAATTCATCTTTTCCTGATGGTCTGTATGCCATTTTAGGAATATATGCAGCATTAATATTTCCTATAGTCTGAAAATAATCCTCATGTTCTAAGCGTAGGTTTGCTACTTTATCCTTACGTTCTTGAGGTGTTATGGATTTTTTACTACTAATCATCTAGTACTTGTTTGTGGAGTAAGCATTTCACTTACTTCCATAGTTTCAAATTCAGCTTTAAAAAAGCTCATTCTTGCATCACCATTTCTTGCCTTAAGGAAATGAAATACTAAAGTCCTGTCATCTTCTATGATGTATCTATCAGGTCCGTAGAATCTTATCTTCTGTTTAGCAGGACGGTTAATCCCAATGAGCATATCAGCATGTTGTAACATAGCATCTGAGCCAAATATATCTGACTCAAGAATATAGTTACCATACTTGCCATTAATAGCCCTGTCTGGGTTATCAATGTTTCTATTAAGCTGTGATAATGCTATAAACAAACAAGGATAATCCCGTTTGCATTGTGTAAAGAACTCTCCTAAATCAAAGAGCATATCTTGCCGGTTACTTTGGTAAGGCGCTCTCTTTACAAGGAGGGTATGGTCTAATGTTATCATTGTCTTTTTACCCTTGTGTAGATTCATATAAGCATCAATCTGCTCACGCATTTGATTGACAGTCATTGGTCTACTGACAATATCTATGGGGTATTTAACTCTTTCTTTAGCATATTGATGGCATTGATTAATAATATTAGAGGAGACAACTGAACCGGCACTACATAATTGTTTGTATGTTTTGCCTGTTATAGAAGAAAACTCTCTGATTGCAGAGGTTCTTCCTACCATTTCAAATTGAAATTCTAATACTCTAAAGTCATCATCAGGATTAAGAATGAATGATTCTCTTACAATTTGGTCTTTTATTAAGGTTTTACCTGAACCAGGTCTTCCACCCATAACTGTAAGAGTATTCCATTCTAACCCGTCAGTAGCTGCATCATTAAATTTAGCCCAAGGTGTATAGATAGATTTCTCTAAACCTTGTTGCCTACGTTGCATATACTTTAGTGCTTCATTAAAGGAGTTATGTTTACCCACCCAAGCATTTTCTGCTTTCATACAACTTTATCTTTAAAGTGGTCATCTTCTTCCTCAATTCCTTCCCTTACCATGTCACAATAATCAGCAAGTTCTGAATTTTTTACCTTATGCTTATCTTGTTTAGCAATAAAGTATTGGCTTGTTTTCATATAGAGATAGTCATTTGCACGGTATTCTTTGACATATCTTTTTGTTGCTTTAATGACATCAGCCCATGTTACATCATAGGTGTTAAAAAACCATCTGAATGATTCATTTAAAGTCTTTACATTATTTCTAGCAAGTTTACCGCTGGGTAATTTTTGTGCAGGAAAGATAGTTCTGTATTCCTCTACTTTCTGTAACCAATTTTTACCCATCAGTTGGATGTTTGTTTTCTTTTTAGCTTTGTTGAAGTAATTGTTTAGTGAAGTAATAATCTTTTTACCTTCAGCAGTTATAACTATATTAGAATCCATTTTTAAATAACCTTTAGCTATTAATGATGGTAGTTCTGTCTCACCTGAGACAAATGCTGATGTAATTTTCTCCTTGATGGAGAATAAATATAAACACTCATTGGGAGTGATGTTATACCCTACAATCTTATTGAAAAGTTCCCACATATTTTGTTGGTTTTGAACATTAAATATACAAAATTTTCACCACTTAATAGAACTTTTATTTAACTCTTTAAGCTTTTTATTTATGGTGTTGAAGAGGTCTTTGCTATCCCAATCAGTGTTTGCATATTCAGCACTAAGAGGGTGTAATGTCTTGATTATATGATGTTTATTTAGATAGGGCATCCATTCTACAGCTTTATATCCAAACAAAACAATTATGAGGTCTGTAAAATTATGATTAAGGTATTCAAGAATTTTTTTAGTAAAGGGTTTCCATAAACTATAATGGCTACCTGGTTTACTTATGTTAGTTGTTAGTGCTGTATTTAATAACAAGATACCTTGTTTAGACCATCTTGATAAGTCTAAATCCCTGTTGTATTCAGGGTCTATAGTTCTTTCAAGCTCATCAAATATATACTTAAGCATTGGTTCTTCTTCTTCTATATTAGAACAACTGAATGCAATACCGTCAGGAACATTTACATTATTGTAAGGGTCATGAGCTATCATAACAACTTTTAAATCATTATGAGGACATTCAGCAAATGCATTAAATATATCTTTAACTTTTGGTACAAATCTATGGTCTTTATCTACCTGGTTTATGAGGTTATAAAGTATTTTACCAAACTCATTATGGATAAAATTATCTATAATATCCCAATCTGATTCTAACACCTTGTTAGATAGTTTTTGTTTGAGTTCTTGTATATTTACAGAATTGTTCATATCTTTAGTTTATGGAAAATAATAACAACACTACAATAGTTTATGACCAAGATAGCATCATTAAAGGTTTTGAAATATCAGGTTTCTTTGCTCAAATGCTTGAACGTTTCTTAATAGATTACATTACTCAGGTAAAAGATAAAGCAGAACTATTAGGTATTTATAAAAAGATAGATGACCTAAGTAATGGCAAAGATGTAAAGCTTGACCAAAGAGAATCTTATTTTTACCTTTTAACTGCAATGGTCAGAGGTTTAAGACAGTTAGCATTAGAACAAAAGATTGCTAAAGAAATACCTATTACTGAAGCAGCAGCTGCCTCTGCTAAAAAATCAGCTGAATTATATTTAGAAGGTATTGGTAATAAAGATAAAAGAGCTGACTTTTATAAAAGTTATGAGGAAACAGTTAAGATTTTTGATAAAGATTTATCTTAACTGCATACCATTAAAATCTCCAATTTCTATACAGGCTTGAATAGTTAAATTCAATTCAGCCTTATCACATTGAGCAAAAGACTTGCAATATTCTGTTCCGTCTTTTGCAAAGCATAACCCGGATTGTCTTTTTACAAGCATCTTTACCTCTTCAAATGTATATCCTATTTCAGTAGCTATTTCTCTTATGCATGCATGTATTCTTGCAAGTTGAGGGTTAGAACCTTTATCAGTACTTACACCAATAAACAATTCAAGTTTAGCTCCATCAGGTTGCCTCTTCAAAAAGTTTTCATATTTCTTTTTGTTGGCTTTTATAGGGAAATGAAGCTCACCATCTTTAATAGTGAGCTTCAAGAATAAATTATCTTTCATATTAAAAAGTTTGATCCAAAACTACTCTTTGGATATGTTTTTCATTAACATTATGCTTTTCCATATGTTCTACCATGTCTCCATTAGACATTTTGGTGAACATAGAGCATTCATTTAATATAAGGTCATCTTCATCATCTTTGACGTTATTGTCAAACACTTGGAAGAAATAACCAGTGGCATAGTCATAACCATATGCAATGGTATGGTTGCCGTCTTCTGATTGCTTAGTGTATCTACTCATCTTTTTTGGTTTAGTTTTTTAATTAACAATCAGAAAAGTAAACTTCACAATTTTTTACAGGTTCTTCTGATATTGTTATAGTATCTTCTTCTATTGAATAATATAATTTTTCAGCCTCATAGTATCCGGCAATGGTTTCTAAATAGGCAGCTAAATCTTGCACCTCAAAATGGTTTTCAAATTTATCTCCAACTTGAACTGTATTCACC